CGGGCGAAAGCTTCACGTTCACCGCCCATGCCGTCTACCTGCCGCGCCCCCGGATCGAGATCTCCGGGCCGCAGGGCGTGCAGGCCAGCTTTGACTGGCAGGCGGCCCGGGCCGAGACGTCCGGCAGAATGTGCACTGCAACCCTCATCAACAGCATTGCGAGTTACTGACCATGATCCGTCTGAACCTGACCGCCGCGCCCCAATGGCTGGACCTCGCCCCCGGCCTTCGCCTGCATGTCGCCCCGCTGACCACTGCCCTGATGGTCTCCGCCCGCGCGGACCTTGCTATCGAGACGCTTCCTGAAGGGGCCTCGCAAGAGGAACTGGCGCTGGCCATGGCCAAGGCCGTCGCCCGCCGCGCGGTGCTGGATTGGGAGGGGGTAGGCGATGACGCGGGCAATGTCGTGCCCGTCACGCCCGAAGGCATCGACGCTCTTCTGGAAATCTGGCCAGTCTTCGAGGCGTTCCAGACGAAATATGTCGCACGCGGCCTGATCCTGGACGCGGAAAAAAACGTCTCCGCGCCCTTGCCGACTGGTCCTTCGGCGGGGGCGATCGCTACTGCGCGGCCTGCACGCCCTGCGAGGGCCGCGGGGGCATCTGCCCCGACTGCCCCGCAAGACTGAACCGCCCGCAAACGCTGGACGGCTGGCAGGTCTGGGATCTGGTCGGTCGTCTTGGCGGCCAGGTGCGGGTGATCCCCGGCGCGGTGCTGGGCTGGGACATGGGTGCGGCCCTAGCCATGGCCCAAGCGCTAGGCATCGACACCCTGATCGTCGCCGAACTGCTGCCAGAGATCGAGGCGGTCATGGTGCGCAAGCTGAACGAACAGATCGGAGAAAACCATGCCTGAGAAGAAGGTCTCCGTCCGCCTCGTCGCGGTCGGCGGACGGCAAGTGCGCGCCGAACTGGAAGGCATCGGAGCGGCTGGCACGCGCGGGTTTGGTCGCCTGTCCTCAGAGATGGAACTGGCCAACGCCCGGCTCGGCAGCTTTGCGCGCAAGGCCGGGATCGCGCTGGCGGCGGTGACTGTTGCGGCCGCAGCGGCTGGCGTGGCGATGGTCCGCTCGGGGCTCAACGTCATCGGCGCACAGGCCGACATGGCCGCTTCGCTCCGGACCACCGTCGAAAGCCTGCAGGTGCTGACATGGGCTGGCGAGTTGGCCGGGGTCTCGATGGGCGAGATCGAACAGGCGACGAAGAAGCTGACCACGCGCCTGTCGGAAGCCGCCGGTGGATCGGGATCGGCCGTGAAGGCGCTGGAACGGCTGAACCTGACTGCGGCGGAACTGCAGGCTTTGCCGCTTGATCAGCGCATCGTCGCCATTCAGGACGCCCTGAACCGGTTTGTGCCGGAAGCCGAACGCGCGGCTGTCGCCTCTGACCTCTTCGGCGACAAGGCGGCGCTGGCCTTCCTGCGGATTGATCCCGCAACCCTGCGCGAGGCGGCGCAGGATGTGCGCGACTTCGGGGTGGCGGTCAGTGCTGCCGATGCCGCCCAGATCGAACGCACCGGCGATGCCATCGCCAAGCTGAGCCTGATCTGGCTCGGGCTGACCAACCGGCTGACCGCCGCCGTTGCCCCGGCGCTGGAAGCCGTGGCGAATGCTCTGGCCGACATGGCGCGCGGCACCGGGCCCATCGGCGGCGCCATCACTGCCGTCTTCGACAACCTCGCGCGGCTCGGCACTTATGCCGCGACCTTTGCCGCCTTCCTGGCCGGACGCTGGGTGGTGGGACTGACCGCTGCCGCCCTGTCGGTGCGGGGTCTGGCGACAGCGCTGGTCATCATGCGCGGGGCGCTGATCCGGACCGGCATTGGCGCGCTGATCGTGGGCGCAGGCGAGTTGGTCTATCAGGTCTCGCAGCTGGTGGCCCGGGTTGGCGGCGTGGGTGAAGCGTTCCGCCTGCTGGCCGATCTGGCATCGGAAGTGTGGTCGCGCATCGGCCTCGCGCTCGACGCCGCCTTTGCCACCATGACCGCTGGCTGGGAGGACCTGAAGGCTGCCGGGCTGTCAGCGCTGGAAGGCACCATCGCGAGCGTGGTCAGCTTTGGCGACCGGACCGCCGCCATCTTCCAGGGGGCTTATGATGCGGCCGTGGCGATCTGGGGCAGTCTGCCCGGTGCCATCGGCGACTTTGCCTTCCAGGCGGCGAACGGTCTGATCTCCGGCGTCGAGGCGATGCTGAACGGCGTCGTCACGCGCATCAACAACTTCATCAACGGCTTGAACGCGGCGTTGGCGCTCCTGCCCGAATGGGCGACAGGCGAAGGTGGGGTGCGGATCGGCACGCTCGATCCAGTTGAGCTGGCGCGGATCGGCAACCCGTTCGAGGGGGCGGCAACGGCTGCAGGCACGGCTGCGGCCGAGGCCTTCTCGAACGCCCTCGCAAGCACCTACCTCACCGCGCCAGATCTCGGCCTCGGTGTCATGGCGGACGACGCCCGGGCCACGGCTGCGGGATACCGCGAGGCGGCAGGCATGCTGGCCGATGCCGCCGGTCGACCGCTTGCCAGTTGGCAGGCGCTGAAGGATGCCGTGAACGGTGCTGGGGACGAGGGCGAAGCTGCGCTGGACCGTGCCACGGATACGGCCGACGCCCTTGGCGAGAGCTTTGACGAGGCTGGCCGCGCGGCGGGTGGTGCCGGGGCTGCGGCGAAGACCGCAGCCGAAGAGGCGGCGGCGGGCTGGGCGCAGGTCACCCAGTCCCTGGCGGACTACGCCAGGGGAGCGATGGATTGGGGCAAGGGGCTGGGCGAGACGCTGGTCTCGGCCTTTACATCGGCCGAGAGCGCCTTCCGGAAGTTTGTCACCACCGGCAAGTTCGACTTCAAGTCGCTGATCTCCTCGATCCTGGCCGATCTCGCGACGCTGGCGTTCAAGAACTCCGTGCTGGGCCCCCTGGCCGACTGGCTCTCAAAAGGGCTGGGCGGGATCTTCGCCCCGGTGAAGCATGCGGGCGGGATGGTCGGTGCGCCCGGTCCCGGCCGGATGGTGCCCGCGCTGGCCTTTGCGGGTGCGCCCCGGATGCATTCCGGCGGCTGGGCGGGGCTTCGTCCTGACGAGGTGCCTGCGATCCTGCAACGGGGCGAACGTGTGCTGTCGCGGCGCGAGGTTGCGGGTGGCATGGGCGGGGGTGGCGCAGGCGGTGTGTCGATCAGCATTGATGCCCGCGGCGCGCAGGCGGGTGTGGCTGAACAGATCGATGCCAGGCTGCGCGCGGCGATCCCGGAGATCGCGCGTCTGGCGAAAGCCAGCGTGGCCGATGGTCGGCGGCGTGGCCATGCGCTGTGAGACAGAAGAGAGGAAGGCTGACCGATGATCCCCGAATTGCCCCTCACGCTGGTGCAATCCCTGGAACGCCGCCTCGTCAGCGCCACGGCTGTCTCGGCCTCACCCTTCACCGGCACCGAGGAGGTGCAGGACTGGGGCGGCGAGTGGTGGGACTTCGCCATCGAGATGGCGCGCACGACCGGGCGCGACGGCCGCCGTCTTTCTGCGTTTCTTGCAGCCCTTGGCGGTCCGCGCGGCCGGTTCCTGTTCCGTGACCCGACGATCCGGCAACCGGGGAGTACGCTGGCGCCCCTTGTCGCGGGTGGGTTCCAGACGGGCAGCACGCTGGTGACGGCAGGTTGGCCACCGTTCACCGTGCCACTGTTGGCCGGGGACTTCTTCTCGCTTGGGACCGATGCCCAGACCCGGCTGCATCAGCTGACGGCGGATGTGGCGACTGACGAGGCGGGACAGGCCACGCTTGCCTTCGTACCGCGGCTCCGGTCGTCGCCCGTCGATGGCACGCCCCTCGAGGTCGCGGCCCCGGCTGTCGTGCTCCGCCTGACCGCCCCGGTGCCAACCCGGATCGGCCGCGCGGACACTTTCCTCTTCACCCTTGCCGCACGGGAGGCGCTATGAGTCGCGATCTGACGCCTGACTTTGCCGCGGCCTTGGCGGACCGCGATCTGCGTCCGGTGATCTTTTTTGAAGGGCAGTTCGTCTCCGGCACCGTGCGGCTTTGGTCGGGCCTCGGCGAAATCGGCTGGGCCGGGCAATCATGGTCGGGCGCGGGCGCGCTTCTGGGGCTGGGATCGATCGAGGAAACCTCCGAGGTGGTGGCGGGCGGCACTTCGGTCTCGCTCTCCGGCATTCCGCTCGATCTGGTGCAGATGGCGATCGCAGAGGCGCGGCAAGGCCTGCCCGGCCGGGTCTGGCTTGGGCTTCTGACCCCGGAGGGCCAGATCATCGCCGATCCGGTACTGGCCTTTGCCGGGCGCCTCGATGTGCCCGAGATCACCGATGATGCGGAGAGCTGCCGGATCACCATCAGCTACGAGAGTCGTCTGATCGATCTCAACACGCCCCGAAGCTGGCGCTACACGCATGAAAGCCAGCAGGCGCTCTTTCCCGGCGATCTCGGCTTTGAATATGTGGCTGCCATCCAGGACCGGGAAATCACCTGGGGGCGGGGATGATGCACGTGGACAGTCTTCGCACGACATCAAGACAAAGCGCGGGCTCCGGTCAGGTTACCATTCCCAGTCGTCGCTCAACCAGTTCCCAGCTGTTCTCAGCGTTCGAGAGGCTAGCCGGTCCATAGGCGCAATGTGTCGACTGCCAGTTTTTTGGCCGCCGGCCGCCATGTTTTAGCAGCGCGCGTGTATGGTTGGTGAAGATCAGATCCTGAAGATCGCCTTGTGTGAAAACGAAAAAGCGATCTGCGGCTCGCTCGCCACCAATACAGACCAGAACAAAAATCAGCTCTCTATCTGTTTGATCCCGGATGATCACATTTCTCCTCGGCGATCTGCCCTCTTCATGGCAAGATCGGTCCTGAGGGATCTTCGGGACGGGGGACGATCATGCTGATCCATCTTCACAAGCAAGCGACGACGACGCCCAAGGTGCGGGCGGCGATCCAGGAGAGCGACGAGGTCGGCACGGTGCTGGCCGAGCGCTTCGGGGTGACGCCGCAGACGATCTACAAATGGCGCAAGCGCGACACCGTCGAGGATCGCAGCCATACACCCCACCGCCTGCAGACGACTCTGACGCCTGCGCAGGAGGCCGTGGCGGTAGCGCTGCGAAAGACGCTGCTGGTCTCGCTCGATGACCTGCTGGCGGTGGTGCGCGAGTTCCTGAACCCGCATGTCTCGCGCTCGGGTCTGGACCGCTGCCTGCGTCGGCATGGGGTCGGCAACTTGCGTGACCTTCAGGCTAGGGCGGGGCGGCCGAAACACAGCGGCTTCAAGGCTTACGAGCCCGGTTATCTCCACATCGACGTGAAGTATCTGCCTCAAATGGCTGATGAAACCTCACGGCGTTATCTGTTCGTCGCCATCGACCGCGCGACCCGCTGGGTCTTCATCCGCATCTTCAAGGCAAAGACGGCGGCCAATGCGCGGCGGTTCCTGAGGGACCTGGAGAGGGCCTGCCCGATCCGGATCCGGACCATTCTGACCGATAACGGGAAGGAGTTCACTGATCGCCTGTTTGGCCTGCGCAGGCGTGCGGCAACCGGCGAGCACGAGTTCGACAAGCTCTGCACCGAACTTGGTATCGAGCATCGCCTGACCCCGCCGAAGTCCCCTCAAACCAATGGCATGGTCGAACGCTTCAACGGTCGGATCGAGGAGGTGCTGCAAGGCCACCACTTCCGGTCCGGGGAGGAGCTGGAAACCACGCTGAACCGCTATGTCTGGCTCTACAACCAGCAGCTCCCACAATCAGCCCTGGGCAGCAAGTCGCCCTTGCAGGCGATGAAAGACTGGCAGAAACTCAAGCCGCAGTTGTTCAGGAAGCAGCCATACTACCTTCCGGGATGTGACATCTATCGACGAGGTTCAACCCGTCGATAAGCTGCGTCTCGCCGTCAAAACGGATGTTGAGAAAGGATCTCGCATCCACCTGGACTGATCCTGTTCGCAACGCTTTGACCTGAATCGCAACCGTTTGCCCGCCGGCGTAGGCAAGGATATCAATGTCGGGCACGTTGCCAGCAAAAGGTGCGGCGATGATGCCGCGACGACCCAATTCCGCAACGACGAGGTGTTCGCCGATCTGCTTGGTTAGATGATTGCGGAAATCCTTGGGCATCAACCAGTCTCTCTCTTCACGTTTGCGACCAACGCTGCGGCTGACGGACCAGATGCGAGGTCGTAGTGCGTTTCTGAACGCAAAGCCCCGGAATGAGGGGCGTTTCCACGGCACATGCCTTCCTCGGCACCAAAGCTTGGCTGCACGCTATGTGCAACCCTCGATCGAATTACCCGAGCTCTGATAAGGACTGATCTTCATGACCATGCGCAGTCCGATCTGGGAACGCCTTCTTGCCGAAGCCGTTGAGGACGCCCGGGACCGCCCCTTCCGCTGGGGGCGGCACGACTGCGCGACCTTCGCCTTCGATCTGCGCCGCGATCTTGCGGGCGGCCATGACGTCGCGGCCCTTTGGCGTGGCCGCTACACCACGGCGCGCGGCGCAGTCCGGGTCATGCGGCGGCTGGGCTGGCAGTCCCTGGAAGCCGCTGGCCGCGATCTCTTGGGTGAACCGCTGCCCTCGGTTCCTCTCGCCCAGCGAGGCGATCTCGTTCTGGCCAACACCGGGCTCGGCTTCGGCGTCTGTCTCGGCGCGCGGGTGGCCGGTATGGCGCCCGAGGGCCTGGTCCTCGCCCCGCTGTTGTCCTGTGCCTTTGCCTGGCGCATTTAGAAAGAACTGACCCCCATGCCCTTCATCGTCTCTGCGGTCACGGCCATCGCCGGGGCGATCTCCGGCGTGCTGGCGGCGGGCGGGATCGGTGCGGCGCTGGTGCGGCTTGGCGGCACGCTTCTGCTGTCCTATGCCTCCCAGGCTCTGATGCCGAAGCCGAAGGTCGCGCTGCAGGCCCGGACGGTGACGGTGCGCGAGCCGGTGGTGCCGCGCGACATGGTGTACGGGCGGGCGAGGAAGGGCGGCGTCATTGTCTTCCTGCATGCGTCGGGGGCCAAGGACCAGTATCTGCATCTGGTGATCGTGCTGGCCGCGCACCGGGTGAAGTCGATCGGGGCGATCTGGTTCGACGGCGAGATGGCCATCACAGCGGGCGGCCTCGTGCAGGGTCGCTGGGCGGGCAAGATCTCAGTGGAGAAACGCCTCGGGGCCGAGGACCAGACGGCCTTCGCGAGCCTCATAGCCAATGTGCCGGGCAAATGGACGGCCGCGCACCGGCTGGCGGGTTGTGCCGCGCTCTATCTGCGGCTCACCTATGACCCTGACACCTTCCCGGGCGGCATTCCGAACATCACCGTCGATCTTGAGGGCAAGGACGACATCCTCGATCTGCGCACCGGCACCCACACCTATTCCGAAAACCCTGCGCTTTGCCTTGCCGACTATCTCGCCCAATCCGCTTACGGCGTCGGGGCTGGTATCGGCGCCGCCGACGGGACCGACGCGGATTGCGTGATCGAGGCCGCCAATATCTGTGACGAGATGGTGCCCCTGGCGTCCGGGGGATCGGAGCGGCGCTACAGCTGCAACGGAGTCGTGTCGCTGGCGGAAAGCCCGAAGACGATCATCGAGGGGCTCCTCTCTGCCATGGCCGGGCGCTGCGCGGTGCAGGGTGGCACCTGGCGCATCCATGCCGGGGCGTACCGGGTGCCCGAGGTCACGCTGACCGCCGATGACGTGCGCGCGGGCGGGCTGGTGCTTGCGACCCGGGTCAGCCAGTCGGCGAACTTCAACGCCGTGCGCGGCCAGTTCGTCAGCCCGGAGAACGACTGGCAGCCCGACGACTTCCCGGCCTACATGAGTGACGTCTATCTCGCCGAGGATGGCGGCGAGCGGAAGTGGCGCGATCTGTCGCTGCCGTTCACCATCTCGGCCGCCATGGCGCAGCGATTGGCGAAGATCGAACTTGAGCGCGCCCGGCGCCAGATGACGGTGAAGCTTGCGGGCAAGCTTGCCGCCTGGCGCGCCGGGGTCGGCGAGACGGTAATGTTCTCCTATGCCCGCTGGGGCTTTGCGGCGAAGCCTTTCGAGGTGCAGGGGATCAGCCTCGATCTGACCGCCTCGGGCGACGGGGCGCTTCTTCTGCCGGAGCTTGTCCTCCGCGAAACTTCACCCTTGGTCTATGACTGGCAGGCCACCGAAGAAGCAATCTATGCGGCGGCCCCGCGCACGACCCTGCCGGGACCTGCCGATGTGCCCGCCCCCGGCACGCCGCAACTTGCCGAGGAGATGTACGAGACCCGGGGCGGCACCGGTGTGCGGACGCTGATCAAGGCCCACTGGACCGAGGCGCCCTCGGACTTCGTGCGGGACTACCAGATCCGGGCGCGGCGGGTGCTGGATGCGGGCGGCAATCCAACTGGCGAGGACTGGATCACGCTCGGGCGCACCGATCAGACGTCCTGGGAGATCCGGGATGTGAAGCCCGGTCGCTGGGAGGTGGCGGTGAAATCCCTCTCGGTGATCGGGGTGTCCTCGCCTTACGTCAGCGCCGAGATCGAGATCCTCGGGCTGACCGCCCCACCTGCGGCGCTCGACAGCCTGACGATCCAGACCGCCGGTGGTCTCGCCATCCTGAAATGGTTCCCTTCGGCCGATCTCGATGTGCGGATCGGCGGGCGTATCGTCATTCGCCATTCGGGCGCGCTGACCGCAACCTGGGCCACCTCGACCAGCATGGATGAGGTGGCGGGCTCCGATGCGGTGGCCCTCGTGCCTTTGAAGCCCGGCACCTATCTGGTCAGGGCGCGGGACAACTCGGGCAATCTCGGGCCCCTCGCCAGCGTCGTGACCAAGGGCGCGCAGGTCTTGCCCTTTGCGCCGGTGATGAGCCTTGCCGCTGATCCGGCGTGGATCGGCGACAAGATCAACGTCGCGGTCGATGGCGCAGCGCTGAAACTCAGCGACATTGCGGTCGAGGGCACGTTCACGTTCCCGGTCGGCATGGACTTCGGTGCCCTGCGTCTTGTCCGCCTCCGCTCGGAAATCGATGTCGCGGCACTCTCCCTCGCCGGGCTCTTCGATGACCGGACCGCCCTGATCGACAGCTGGCTCGATGTCGATGACACCGACGGGGCCGAGATCGACGTCATCGTCGAGGCGCGCAGCACCGACGACGATCCGGCGGCAGCACCGGTCTGGTCACCCTGGTCCCGGCTCGACAGCTCCGAAGACGAAGTCCGCGCCGTGGAACTGCGCGCGCGGCTCATGTCGGCCAGCCCCGATTACAACGTTCTTGTCTCCAAGCTCCGCATCCATGCGGAAGAGGTCTTCTGATGGTCGACTACAACCTTGCCAACCAGTCCGGTGCGCAGTTCCGGGCCGAGTTGAACCTCATCCTGGCGGCCTTGCAGTCCTGCGCCTTCGGGGCTGTGGCACCGACCACCACCACGGCCGGGCAGCTTTGGGTTGATGCCTCGGGGGCGAGCCCGGTTCTCAAGATCCGCAATGCCCTGAACAGCGGCTGGATTGTGGTCGGCACCCTGGCCTCCGGTGGGTTCGAACTCGCGGGCACCACCGAGGCCGGGCGGGCGTTGATTGCCGCCGCTGGAGTTGCGGCGCAACGCACGGTCCTTGGGCTTGGCACCGGGGCCACCTTGGGGCTGGCCAGTCTCGCCCAGGCGCAGGCTGGCACGGACAATGCCACGCTGATGACGCCCTTGCGGGTGGCGCAGGCCATTGCGGCGCTGGTCGGGGCGGCCGCAAACCTTTTGGCAGATCAGATGGCGCCGACGGTTGCGGCCGACACCGTCCTCCTGAAGCATTGTTCCGGGGGAGGCAGTCTGTCCCTCAGCCATTCCAAATCCGGCTCAGGGACCAGCTACCACTTTCTCGTCGGAGAAACCGCGATCACGGCCACGCGCGACTGCGCTCTGCGGGTAGCCTTCGAACAGTCCCGAAGTGGCGATGCAAATACTCAGTTTGGCGCCGTGGTCAGAGATAGCGTGGTGTTGCAGGAATGGGGCACCTCCAGCACATCCTGGACCCCGCGCAGCCTCGATGTGACCCTCACGGCCGGCCAGACCCTCTGCATCCGCCTCGGCGCCACCGGGCGCACCGGCGGCAGCAATGACAGCGTCGACTACACCAGCCTCTCGCTCATCCGTAACGTCCGCTACCTCGCAAACCAGCGCTCTCTCATCGGGATCTGATCCATGCAAGCCGAATGGCGCAATGCCGCACGCACCATCCTCGCCCTGACCGACGTGAGCGGCCATGTGGTCATCGTCGAACCAGGCCATGCCCTCTGGCCCAAGGTCTCGAAAAGACCGGACATCGCGCCCTTCGCGCCGGAACCGGTTCCTGATCCGGAGCCCGAAGATCTCCAGGCCGCGATCCCGCCGCTGACCCGTCGCCAGGTCTTCATTGCGCTGCACCGACTGGGCTTGTTCAGCGCAGAGGAAGCCATTGCCGCAGCGGCAACCGGCGTCGTTCCTGCAGCCCTTGAGCCCACATTCGCCGCCCTGCCGGAACCGGACCAAACGGACGCCCGCGTCACCTTTGCCGCCTTCCAGATGGCCTACCGAACCGACCCGATGACCGCGATGATCGCGCGCGCAGCCGGTCTGTCGGAAGATGACATCGACGCGATCTGGACCGGCTTTGCGTCTGTCTGACACCCCCTCCAGCAAGAAAGCCCCGCAAATGACTGACAAACCCAGCCTCATCAGTGGCGTGGCGCAGGCCTTCCGCGACCACGGCCTGACCGCGGCCCTCACCGCCCTGATCGGTGGCTCCTTGGCACTCGCCGCCGCCGTCACCCGAAAAGCATTTACCAACGAAGCCCTCCTCGACCGGCTCGACCGTGAACTTGGCCTCGAGCGGGACCGCGTTGAGCACCAGCGCGCCGAAGACCGCAAGGCCGACGCCGACCGGCTCGACCGCATCGAGACCGATATCCGCGCCATGCGCGACATGCTCTTCGATGCGTTCCAACGCGGCCGAAGCGACTGATCGACGAAGCGCATCAACCAACCTGAACGACACCCCCCACCCGCCCCAGAGGCGGGTTTTGCATTTGGAGGATCCACCATGCCGACCACCACCTATGCCCACTTCCGCGACGTGCCCAAGAGCAGCTGGCGCTGGCAGAACTTCTCACCCGCCGAGATCGCCTGCCGCGGGACCGGAGCAATCAAGATCAACACCGAGGCCATGGACAAGCTCCAGTCCCTGCGCAACCGTCTGGGCAAGCCGCTGATCGTCCGCTCTGCCTATCGCAGCCCCGAACATAACCGCGCCGTCGGCGGGGCCCCGGCCTCCAAGCACATGCAGGGCACAGCCTTCGACATTGCCATGTCGAACCACGATCCTGTTGCATTCGAAGCGGCGGCGAGGGCGGTGGGCTTTCTTGGCTTCGGGTATTACCCCCGCTCTGGCTTCATGCACATCGACCTCGGTCCAGCGCGGTCTTGGGGTGAACGCTTCCCGGTACGCGCAACACCCTTCGTGTCGGAAATACCGCCCGCCCGCGAAGTTCTGGCCGACAGCCGCACCCTGAAAGGCAGTGGGGCTGCAGGCATCGCCACGGTCGGTGCGGCCGGTGTCGAAGTGGCGCAAGAGGTTCTGTCGGAAACCCAATCCGCGATCCTGCCCCTCGTGCCCTACCTCGACACCCTGCGCTGGGTGTTCATCGCCGTGGCGCTGATCGGCATCGCCGTCGCTGTCCACGCACGGATCGATGACTGGAAACGGGGCCAGCGGTGATCGGCTGGCTCCTCACCCATGGCCCGGCGCGCAAGGCACTGGGCCTGATCCTCGCCGCAGCAGCCATCCTGCTGTACCTTCTGAACCTCCGCCGCGCCGGTGAACGCGCCGGGCGCGCCGCCGAGCGCCTTGATGCCAGAGAGAGAAACGATGCCATCTACCACCAGATGCTCGACGCCGCCGCCCGCCGCCCTCATGATCGTGACGCTCTGGCTGACCGGCTGCGCGATGGGCGGTTCTGAAACCGGCACGCCATGCCCGCCCGTGGTCGACTACACCGGCGTCGATCAGGCCCGAGCCGCTGACGAGGTCGAGGCGCTGCCGGAAGGCACCGTCATCGTCCGGATGCTGAGCGATTACGCCATGCTGCGCGACCAGGCGCGGGCGTGCCGGTAAAAGCCGGGCCGGGCGATGCCGCCGCAGGAGGCGCAGGACAGTCGTGCTGAGTGCATTGCCCGGCTCGGTTCAATGACTCGCGGCGACTTGAATGATTGTGCTTTCGCTGATAGCCGTTTTGGTCAGATTCTTGAGGGCAAACATGAATAGTCGACATCCAGTTTGGTTCGGTGTGGGTTTCACTATAGTACCTTTTTTCGTTCTGCTCCTTGGGTTTATCAACATTCACCCAGAACTTTATCGGGGAATTCCTGGCAATTTTGGTACCAGCAATGATGCAAGATTTGTGAGTATCGCTTGGAACGCTGATGAGGAAGACGATCCGCCGCTGGAGTATATCTCAGATAGCTTTAAAGGCTTGAGCGTATCGACACAGATCGCCACAGTCAGCTCCTTTTGGGATCTCTGGAATGCGCCTGACTCTAAGGTGCATTATGAATGGCGCTACAAAGTTAAAAATCTAACTGACACAAAGCTTAATATTTATGTCACCTACGAGCTTCAAGATCTGAACGGAACAATCGTTTCTAGCGCAGATGCATCCAAGCTGGCGGAGCCCGGAGAAACCATCGAAATTGAGGAAATTGGGCAAATTGATTACGGAGATGCGGAGCGCGTCACAGCTTCCGGCTGGTCAATTCTTAGAAGCGCGGCTCCTTAGACTTCGGAATACCCCGCAGGCGAAAATTGAAATGTCTGACTTTCGTCGGCCATCAACGAGCCGCAGTGACGAGTTGTCGCTGCATGATGAAAAGTGCGGCCTATTTTGCCAATGGTGATCGTCGCAATGTGCTCGTGGTATCACACCCTTTTGCGGCGCCGTGGCTTGGAGATGGCGGGCTGATCGCCGTTCGAGATCTTCGCTTTCCCGGTACAGGTCGGATAGCGGACGCAGCCGAGGAACTTTCCGAAGCTGCCGCTGCGTTCGACCAGCCAGCCATCTTCGCAGTCCGGGCACGTCGAATAACTTGCTCCGCAACCACATCGAACCTCGCTCGTCCCTTCGGTATGGCGTGGTAGGGCTGTGCCACAGGATGGACAGGCAGGCAGCAGGTTTCCGCAGTGCTGCACATGTTCGCAGCGATACCAGATGCGGCCATCCTGCCCGGTCACGCCCAGCAATCGCCCACCGCATTCGCCGCAGACGTGAGCTTCGGGTTCAGTTCCGGGGGCTGTCGATATCCCGTAGGCAGGGTCCTTGCGAAGCTCGGTCACGAAGGACGACGGCCGGGCATTCGAGGCAAGGATCGTCAGGGTATGACGGGCCCGCGTCATCGCCACATACATGACGCGCCGCTCTTCGGCGTTCTGGAACGCTTCCTCCTCTGGCGAGACCAGAGACAGGAGCGGGTCATCGACGATCTCTGAGGGGAACCCCGTGCGGCCGCTGTCAGCGTTCAGCAGGATCACGTGGTCGGCTTCCAGCCCCTTGGAGGCATGGATGGTCTTGTAGCTGATCTTCAGCCGCGGGAAACGGCGCCGCAGACCCTGCATGTCCGGCTCAATGAAGCGGTAGCGTCCAAGGAGCAATACCGTCGCGGGTTTTGCCTCCGGCGCTATGGCGGCTGACAGGGCGCCGAGCAGCTCGTTCAGTTTCCCCTCATCCTCGCCTTTGGACACGGAGACGACCCTGATCGCCGGTTCGGTCGCGGTCCCGGCCGGGACTATCTTCTTGTCGATCTGGGCGGGGTTCCGCAGAACAAAGGTTCGGGCGGCAAAGGCAATCTGGTCGACCGAGCGGAAGGTGCGACCGAGGTCGACGGTTCGGTGCACGCCTGACTCGCCATCGAAGCTGCCGCCGAACTCACCACCGAAATGACGCATCAGATGGATGTCGGATCCGGCGAAGCGGAAGATCGACTGCCAGTCGTCACCAACAGCAAAGACGCGGACATCCGGATGCTGGGCTTTCAGCGCCTTCACCAGCCGGGCCCGGCTCTGCGAAATGTCCTGGAACTCATCGACGAGGATGTGGCGGAAGGGGCTGACATAGCGGCCAGTCTCGGTGTAGCGCGCCGCGCGCAGGATCATGTCTTCAAAGTCAATCCGGCCCCCGAGGCGCTTCTGGTATTCCTTAAAGACCGGCGCGAACACATCAAGAAATGCCTTCGCCCGCTTGCCCAGCTTCATCCGATCGGACTTGGTCTCACAATCCTCAAGGCTGTAACCGCCGCTCTTGAACTTGCGAAGAAAGGTTCCGAGTAGCTTCGAGAAGTCATCGACCTGTTTCAACTCGACGATCCTGTCATAGATCGTGTCTGGCGAGCGGGGCTTCAGGGTGACCTCGGGCGCCAGCTTTTCGGCAAGGCCAGTCAGCAGACGCCCTTCCTGCCGTTCATAGCTGTAGGTCTCGATCAGGGTGGTTTGATGCTCGGCGTGAACCTTCCGCTTCCAGTCCATGCCAGCCAGGTATTCGTCGCGGTCCACGAAGGGCGCGGTGACCAGCTGTTCGCGACCGTCGGCCATCTTCTGGCGCCGCACCCCGAAATGCTCGATGTAGATGCCGCTTTCGGTCAGCCGGAAATCCGGCTGGTAATCGCGCCTGCCGGTTTCCGCGACCTTGTGTTCGTATAAAGGCTCGTACTCGTACTCGACGCCGTTTTCGTAGAGCCAGTTGGCGATCTGAAGCTCTTCGTAACTCTTGACCTTTTCGCCCTGCAGCGTGCGCAGGTCTTGCGCCTCCATGTGTGTGTAGAAGTCGTGCTTGGTCTTGAAGTCCCACTCGGTTTGCGGCTCGACCAGGAAATGCGCAAAGAACTGGATGATCGCCTTCGACACCTCTGACAGCGAATGCACCAGGTCCTTCAGGATCTGCTTGATTAGGTTTGTGAAGGCCAAGTCGTCAGTGGCATGGTCGGCAAGCGCGGGTTTTGACCCCTCCACGATGCCGATGATGTCGTAAGCCAACGCGTGGAAGGTCCGCGCCACAATCGGCACCCCGGATCGCGCCTCGACCCGTTCCGACATCTCTGCCGCCGCGTTCCTGGCGAACGCCAGCAGCAGGATTTCTTCTGGCTTCCGGATATTAGCTTTGACGAGGTAGGCCGCCTTGGCGGTGATCACGCTGGTCTTACCCGATCCGGCACCGGCCAGCACGAGGGTCGCATCTTCATCCACTACGACCGAAAGTCGCTGCTCAGCCGTCAATGGCTTGCTTTCGATGGTGTCGAAGAACTGCTTCCAGCGATCCAGTTCCGCCGTAACAAAGACTGATATCGCATTTGCCCGCGCCGCCCTCGGATCGGCGACGAACTTGCGCACAAGGGCCACGCGCTCTGCCTTATCCGTCCCGATTGCCTCGGACCTCAGCTTCGACAGCAGGCTAGCATCCAGGGATCTCGCGTCCTGAAGTATCAGCGCCAGACTGCAGGCCGCAGGATACCGGCCCGGTCGCGCCAACCCGGAAACAGCGGCATAAAGCCGGTCGAACCGCTGCGCCTCGCGGTCAAAGGCTTCTGTGTTGAATCTGACCCACGCAGCTTTGACGCTGTCCGCAAAGGAGCGTGCATCGGCATGACCGGCACCGCGCAAAATGACATTGCTTTGCCCGGACGACTGCAGTGACAGCGTTGTTCCAAGTGCACCCTTCCGAAGGGCTGGTGCCTCGCCAATATCGGCCATTGAGACCGACGCGGGCATGCTGCGTCCGGTGACCAGAAGTTGATCTCCCTGCAACTCAATGGCGCGCGCAGTCGTGCCAAAGGGGTTCACGAGAAATCCGAACAGTGGTCTTTGTTGCAACCGAATCAATAGCATGTGCCCTGTAACCCATCTCAAGCAGCTTGCGCTTTGGTTCCTGGCGTCTGCAACCATGTTTGCCCGGCACAAAAGCGGGGTCTCCGACCGTGAGGAAACTTGCAAGCGTCTTCATTATTGCTTATCTTGAAGACGAAATTCGGAGTCCGCCATGTCCCAGACCACAACGATGACTGTCCGCATCAGCGGGCCGCTGAGCGAGTTCGTGGCGTCGAACGTCGGTGAGAACGGGTCTTACGAGAACATCAGCGAATACGTCCGCGACCTGATCCGGCGCGACAAGGAGCGGGCCGAGGCGGAAGCGTTCAACCGGTTGAAAGCCGAACTGACACGCGCATTTGCGGCACCGGAGGAAAGCTATCGCCCGCTGACCGCCGCTAAGGTAATCGCCCGGAACCGGAGCTGACATCATGGCCGTCCGCGTCCAGGAGGCTGCATCCCTGCGGCTTGACGAGATATACCGGTACACGCGCGACCGTTGGGGCGCTGAACAGGCTGATCGCTACATCACCGATCTCTTTGCAGCGTTCGGCAAGATCGAGGTGCACGGCGTCGCGTCGCGGCCGATCCCGGCAGGGTTCGCCATCGACGGCTTTTACTTCAGGCACGAGCATAATTTCGTGTACTGGCGGCGGCTGTCGAACGGCGACATCGGCATCGTGACGATCCTGCACGAGCGGATGCATCAGATGGACCGGTTTCGGGACGACCTGCCCGACTGATCTGGCCCGCGTAGGGGGGACTCGTCAAACGTTGAGGTGGCGTTGAGGTAAAACGCGAGTGTCTATACACAAGTGTTTTTGTCGGATTCCAAGTATCTGATATTTAACGGTTTTTTGGTTGCGGGGACAGGATTTGAACCTGTGACCTTCAGGTTATGAGCCTGACGAGCTACCGGGCTGCTCCACCCCGCGTCCGAGCCTTCCGGGGATATTTTTGGAAGGGTATTTTTATTGAGATCGGTTATTGAGAGGTGTCTCTTTTTAG